ACTATCTCGAAAACAAAGTGCTCGGCCATGTATTTGGCGGATCGGCTTACTCGGCACCGGCCACCATTTACGTCGGCCTTTTCACTGCTGACCCTGGCGAGTCAGGATCAAGCAACGAAGTGTCGGGCAACGGATACCTTCGCCAATCCATGGCGTTTACGGTATCGGGATCAGCCGCAACCAATACATCAGCCGTTGAGTTTCCAACCGCCACGGGTTCGTGGGGGACGGTAACGCATACCGCACTTTATGACGCGTCAACATCAGGCAATATGCTTGCCGTTGGGCAATTGAGCGCATCCAAATCAATCGGAACCAATGATGTGTTCCGATTCAATGCCGGTGATTTTGACATCACCCTTGACTGATGTACGGGTACGGCGCTGGCGTCTATGGCAAGAACATTTATGGGCTAACGGCCTATAAAGACGCCGCCGTAGCGATTGCCGCGCAAAGCGCGGTTGCAGTAGTAGGCCAGCGCATTGGACTTGGCGCTGTAGCGGTTAATGCAACATCAAGCGTTAGTCCAACAGGGCAGCGGATTGCGCTTGGCGCGGTAACAATCAGCGCAACGTCAAGCGTTAGTCCAACAGCGTCAAAAGTTGTTTTCGGAAGTGTTGCAATCGCCGGTGCGTCAGCGGTTGTGGCATCGGGTAGCGAAGTTCACGAAGGCGCCGTAGCCATTGACGCATTGGCGGTGGTTGCAGCAAGCGCCAACAGAATTGCGGCTGCAAGCGTTACGATAACGGCTCAAAGCCTGGTTGAAGCGTCAGGCGGTGTGCGTCAGTTGGCGTCAGTAACGATTACGGCAACGTCAAGCGTTAGCGCCACGGGTATTGAGAAGTGGGAACCGGTGCCAGGCCCAACGGATAGTTGGTCAACGATTGTGGTTGGGCCAGCAACGTGGGACGATCAAACCGACCCAACGGATACATGGGCGCCACAAACCGTAGTGGCGCAATCCTGGTCAACACAAACAACCCCAAGCAAATCTTGGACACCGCAAGTGTCCCCTTACTGAGGTGAAACATGGCTGATACAACAACCACCAATTTGAGTTTGACGAAGCCTGAAGTTGGTGCGTCAACGGATACATGGGGCAACAAACTAAATACGAACCTTGACTCGATTGATGCCATCTTCTCGGCATCCGGCACAAGCGTTTCGATGAACGTTGGCAGCGGAAAGACGCTAACGCTTGGCGGAAACATGACCGGATCGGGAACGATCAATGGCGTATCAATTGGTCAATCCGTTGCTGGTGCAGGATCGTTTACAACATTAAGCGCGTCAGGCAATACAACGTTTACTAACGCGCCAATCCTGTCATCGCTTACAGCGTCAAAGCCTGTTTTTACAAGCGCAAGCAAAGCTTTAACGTCCAGCGGTGTTGTTCCTATTGACCAGGGCGGAACCGGTGCAAACCTAACCGACCCAAACGCTGATCGCATTTTGTTTTGGGATGATTCAGCAAGCGCGTTTACATTTTTGGAGGCTGGAACCGGACTGTCGATTAGCGGGACAACCTTGTCAACAACGGGCGGCGCATCAATCTCTGCTGGTGACTCTAACGTAACGGTTAGCGATACAGGATCAAACGGAACCGTTACTGTTCAGACTGATGGTTCCGAGCGTATGCGTATCACCTCCTCCGGCAACGTAGGGATTGGGACGAGTTCGCCTTCTACTGTGGGTAATGGGGGGCTTACACTAGGAACTGCGGCTGCTGGTAAAAGTCTGATTATGTATTCTTCGTCGGATGGCAATAACGGACTGATTCAATTTATAGATTTAAATTCTGCCAATGCGTTTCAAATCGGTGGAAACTCTGCAAATATTGCTTTGTATGGTTATGGCAGTAGGCCAATGATATTTTATACAAACGATACCGAGCGGATGAGTATCAACGCAAACGGAACCATTAAGACATCCTCAACAATCTCCGTTGGTGGCGCAACCCCATCAACCTCTGGCGCAGGCATCACCTTCCCCGCCACGCAATCTGCATCCTCAGACGCTAATACGCTGGATGATTATGAGGAGGGGACTTGGGAACCGACACTTAACAATGGCGGGACTACAACTTATACAACTAGAGTCGGAACTTACCGAAAAATAGGAAGTCAAGTTACTTGCTGGTTTGATGTACAAATTAACTCTGTTGGATCAGGCAGTGGTACGCTAACAGGTCTTCCTTTTGCTAATAACGCTTCTGTGGCGGGATGTGGAAGTGTTGGATATTTTGCTAATTTAGTTTCAAGTTTTGTAATGATTAACCCAATAGTTCCAGGAAATGGTACAAGTGTAACCTTTGAAACAGCTACCGCAGCAACAGATACGATTGGTGATAATCAAAACATTTGGAAAAACAGCGCACGTTGTACAGGCTTTGTTACTTACCAAGTTTAATCACACCGGACTAGTGTGATCGGACCAACGAAAGGAACTTACATGATTACCAAAGAAAAAGTTATTGACCAGATTACCGTGACCGAAAACGGAATCATCCTCTACCGTGAAGCCACACGCATCATTGAGGACGGTAAAGTCTTAACCCAGACCTATCACCGCTCATCCCTAACACCTGGGCAAGACCTCACAGGCCAACCAGAGAAGGTGGTAGCGATCTGTAATACGGCTTGGACACCTGAAGTGGTTGCAGCCTATGAAGCAGCGCAGTTGGCAGCGCAGCAGACTTTACAACCGGCAGAGCAGGCTGAGTAAGGTGCATCATGACATCCGGTGATTCAGAAGCGTTAAAGCGCATCGAGGTTCACGAAGCCGTATGCGATGAACGTTATGCGCAGATCAATGCCAGGCTTAAGCGTTTGGAGATGATCCTTATGACCACGGCAGGAACCAGTATTCTTTTGCTGATCAACCTGGCATTTAAGCTGAAATAGCATGATGACGCTTTTGTCAACGCTCCTGTCATTCTTAGCCGGTGGCGTGCCTAAGTTGCTTGACCTTTGGCAGGACTCCAAGGATAAAGCGCACGAGCTGGAACTTGCCCGTATGCAAAATGAGCGTGAGCGCGAGTTAGCCGCCATGGGTTTGCTTGCGCAGCAACGCATCGAGGAGATTCACACCGAGCAAGTGGCGATGCAAACGCAAGCCGAAGAGATGAAAGCGTTGTACGCCCATGATATTGCGATTGGCGAAGGAACAAGCCAGTGGGTGAAGAACGCCAGAGCGTTAGTGCGTCCTGTGCTGACTTATGGCATGTTTATGTTGCTTGTATTCGTTGAGATTGGCGGATTCTGGTACGCCTGGACAACGAACGTGCCATTTGATTTGATGCTTGACCAATTGTGGGATGACGATACGCAGCAGATTTGGGCCGCGATTGTGGCCTTTCACTTTGGGTCACGAGCTTTTGCGAAATGATCAGCCCGCTTGCCCTCCAAATGATCAAGCATCACGAAGGTGTGCGCGTGCGCCCTTATCGCTGTCCGGCGTTGCTTTGGACCGTGGGTGTGGGCCATGTCATTGACCCATCGCACATCAACGTCAAAGTTGAAGAGCGTAAAGCTTTACCCATTCCACCGGGTTGGGATCGCACACTATCTATGGCGGAAGTTGACGAGATACTTACAAAGGACTTACGCCGCTTTGAAGCTGGCGTATCACGATTATGTCCTGCTGGTCTTACTCAGTCTCGCTTTGATGCACTCACATCATTTTCGTTCAATGTGGGATTAGGTAACCTCCAACGATCAACGTTGAGAATGCGCCATAATCGCGGCGACTATACGGGCGCGGCAGTTGCCTTTAGAATGTGGACAAAAGCGGGCGGGAAAGAGTTGCCGGGCCTGGTCAAACGCCGCCGAGATGAGATGGCCCTCTATATGAGCAACTGATATGCCACTTGTTCCCATCAAATTGCCGCCAGGCATTTACAGAAACGGTACAGAGTACCAATCGCAAGGGCGATGGTATGACGCCAATCTTGTGCGCTGGTTTGAAGGCACATTGCGCCCCATGGGCGGATGGCGTAAATGGACAACCGCTCAGGCTTCAGGCGTTCCGCGTGGTATGTACGCCTGGCGCGATAACTCAGCAAATATTTGGCTCGCAGTTGGAACGGCTTCAAAACTTTACGCTTACCAGGGCGATGGCGATCAGGCTGACATTACACCAACAAGTTTCAGTGCAGGGCGCACTGACGCTTTAGGGTCGACAGGTTACGGAAATGGTGATTATGGCGAACAGGCTTATGGCGTTGCACGCATTCCGGCAAGCAATAACGGCGTGCTTCCTGCCACCACCTGGTCGATGGACAATTGGGGCCAATATCTTGTGGCGTGCTCGGATTATGATGGCAAGCTTTACGAGTGGCAGTTAGACTTTGCCACGCCAACCAAAGCCGTTGCCATCACCAATGCGCCAACGAGTTGCAAAGGATTGATTGTTTCTGAAGAGCGTTTTCTGTTTGCGCTTGGCGCTGGCGGCGATCCGCGTAAGGTGCAATGGTCGGACCAGGAAGACAACACGGTTTGGACGCCAGCCGCAACGAACCAAGCGGGTGACTTTATTCTTTCAACGCCAGGCTCGATCATTTGCGCCAGGCGCGTTCGAGGTGGCGTTTTGATTCTGACGGATGTGGATGCCCACTTGGCGCAGTACCAAGGTCCGCCATACGTTTATGGGTTTGAAAAAGTAGGGACAGGGTGTGGCGCTGTGGGCGTGTTAAGCGTTGCCGCTGCCGACACGTTCGCCGTTTGGATGGGATCATCCGGGTTTTGGCTTTATGACGGTTACGTCAAACCGCTCTCCTCTGATGTTTCTGACTATGTATTTAGCAACATCAATCGCGGGCAAATCAGCAAAGTCAACGCAATTCACAACTCAAAATTTGCCGAAATCATTTGGTTTTACCCGTCATCTGAATCAAACGAAATTGACAGTTATGTGGTG